CAAGCAAACCCTCAGAGATTTACCTACGCAGGTAGATACAGCAACAACAACAGATGAAATCAAAGCAGTCTGGAACGATATGCTTGGTAATAAGGAGTAAAAAATGGCAGTAACAACTACATGGAAAGTCCTTGATATGAAACACAATCCGAATGATGGTGGTGTTCTGGAAGTTAAGTGGGAGCTAAGAGCGACTGCTGATACTGGAGAAACTGCTGTGGAAGGTGGAGAACTCAAGATTGACTCTTATGATGCTTCCTCTCCTAACTTCATTCCATTCGCTAACTTAACTGAAGAAACAGTTTTGAATTGGGTATGGGAAGATTTAGGCGATCAAAAAGCAGAAATAGAGTCTGACCGAACTGCGAAGGTAGATGCTCAGATAGCGAAGAACGCAAGTGAAGCTACTGGTTTACCTTGGGCAACTTAACATATATACTATCAACCAACACCAAGGAGGTGATTAAATGGCAATAACCTACGAATGGAGCTTTCCGAACTTTGAGGTGGACGGCTCTGATAATGTACAAACAGTCCACTGGCGACTGACCGCTACTGACAGCGAAGTTGATGCTGACGGTAACGCTTATACAGCATCCATGTATGGAAGCTGCAACGGTGCAGACATGACGTTTGCAACCATGACGAAACAGAATGCAATTGATTGTGTGATCGAACACGGAGGTCAAAGCGAAGCAGAAATGCAAGCTAATTTAGACAGCCAGATCGCAGCATCAAAAGCACCTGCAACAACAAGTAAAACGAAGGAGTTTTAATGTTTACTTTTGACGACAAACAATATGACGAAACCAAGCTCAATCAGCAAGGACAAGAGGCATATGGCCACTTGAGGCTGATTGCCAACCAAGAGATTGATCTTCAAGTGAAAGCTAATCACATAGCCGTGCTCAAAGCACATTACACAAGTGTCTTAAAAGAAAATCTTCCGACAGTCGAAGATAAAAAAGAAGAGCCAGAGGAAGAGAAAAAAGAATAGGGTAGGATGGCTAGCGAATTAAAAGTTAACAAGATTACTCCCGAGTCAGGTCTTACCCTGACTTTGGGGGATTCGGGTGATACGATTAATTTCGGTAGCGGCGTCCTCCCTAACTTTGAAAATCTAACCGTCACGGGTGATCTGACGGTTGATACCAATAGTTTAAAAGTCGATTCCACGAATAATTTTGTCGGCATCGGTACAGCTAGCCCTACTGTAGCGTTAGATGTCGTCGGTGCCATTACAGCCACAGGCAATATCACAGGAACATTAGCGACCGCCGCTCAACCTAACATCACTAGTTTAGGGACACTAACAGGACTCACCACCACAGGTGATATTAACTTTGGTGATAATGATAAAGCAGTCTTTGGTGCAGGGAGTGACTTACAGATTTATCATAATTCAGCAAACGGAAAGTCTTACATTGAAGAAAGTGGAACTGGTAATCTTGTAATTAGAGGAACTGATATTGATATACTTTCAGGTGATGGTGAAGCGATGGTTACTGCGATTGCTAATGGTGCAGTTTCTTTATACTATGACGCAAGTACTTACGCCACACCCAAACTAGCTACCACATCTACAGGTATTGATGTTACAGGAACTGCTAATGCTGATATTGTTAATATTTATAATGCTTCTGCACAAGGAAGATTAAATGTTTCCAACAACGGAGCAGAACAATTAGAAGTATTTCCCGGCGATGTCGCAGGAAAAGTTTCTTTACAAGCGTTTAATAGATCCGACACCACATACGATTCATTTAGATATATAGGTTTAACACACGAGTTTTTAATCAGTGGGACGGAAAAAATGCGTATCGACAGTTCTGGTAATGTCGGTATTGGTACAAGTAGTCCTGCAACTGATTTTGGTAAAGTATTGCATATTTCAGGTGCTTCTGCCGCTACAGCAACAACAGGTGGTTCAAGACTTTTTTATACTGGAACTAACTCAAGTGGAAATTGGGGTGTTTACGATGGTACAGCAGGAGCTTACAGAGCAGTTATAAACAGTTCTGGTAATGTCGGTATTGGTACAAGTAGTCCTAGTGTTGATTTACATATTCATACTTCGGCAAGTAGTGCTAGTTCAGAAATTCTTTTAACCAATGGAGATACTGGTTCTACTGCTACAGATGGTTTTAAGATTGCTTTAAATACTGGAGCAGGAGGTGAGATATGGAACTACGAAAATGATTACATAAGATTTGGAACTAATAACACAGAACGTATGCGTATAGACAGTTCTGGTAATGTAGGGATTGGTACGAGTAGTCCTGCAACTGAATTGCACGTCAAGTCATCTGATAACAGGATGCAAATAACTATAGAAAATGATGCTGCACAAGGTGCTATTAGAATGGAAGGAATAAATCCAGTAGATGGAAGTGATAACCTTCAGATTACAGCAAGTACTTCAGGTACTAACCGTGGTATTTATTTTACAACAAGTGATTCTGGATTAGCATCTGGGAAAATATTATTTGCAAGCAACGGCAACGTAGGTATCGGTACAACTAGTCCTAGTACAGCATTAGATGTAAGTGGAACAGTAACTGCTACTGCTTTTAGTGGTGATGGTTCTGCATTAACAGGTGTTGGTGGTGGTATTACTGTAGCTGACCAATTTAGACTAACAAGTAGTTTTACTGGTGATGCTGTTCCTATATCAAGTAATTTATCAAGAGTAAGTGGTACGGGTGCGGGAGGGGGAATAGGTAGCGCAATGTCAGTAAGTAGTGGAGTCTTTACATTTCCAGAAACTGGAGTGTATTTAGTTTCATTTAATATAAGAGCTAATAACTCAGCAGACTCTGGTTTTTTAGAAGGAAAAATTAGAGTAACAACAAATAATTCAACATACAGTGATATAGCAACATGTCGAACAAGTGGTGGAACTGGCTCTGAAGATAGTGCGGGTTGCTCTATTCTTTTAGATGTTACTAGCACTTCAAATACAAAAGTAAAATTTGATATAGAACAATCTAATAATTCAAACAGTACTCAAGGGGATGCTAATGCTAATTTAACTTATATGACATTTATAAGATTAGGAGATACATAAAATGAGACCAGAAAATTTAGAAGATTATTTAATATCTTTACATGCAGGACAATGGTTTGGTTTTAATAATCAAGAACATACTTATGAAAATCTAGTTATCCTTGATGACACCAAAACTAAACCCACAGAACAAGAGTGTATTGACGGATTAGCACAGTTACAAGCTGACTATGATTGGCAAGAGATAAGAACAAAGAGAAACAAACTCCTAGAAGAAACAGATTTCTATGCTCTATCAGATGTCACCATGACAACAGAGATGAGTAACTATAGACAGGCTTTAAGAGATTTACCTTCATCTACATCTAATCCAGATGATGTAGTATGGCCTACGAAACCGACTTGAAAAATATGATAATTAATAGATAATAGGTAAACCATGGCATCAACATATTCTGAAAGACTCAAACTTGAACTTCAAGGAACAGGCGAAAATGCAGGTACTTGGGGTGATAAGACCAATAATAACTTAGATGTTTTAGACGCCTTTGCAGCAGGATATTTGTCAAAAAGTCTAGGGGGCGAAACTTCTCCTTATGTTCTTACAACAGCTAATGCTTCTGCCACTTCCGAAGCTTCTAATAAAGTAATTGAGTTTACAGGAACACTGACAGGAAATTTTACTGTTGAGATTCCTGAAAAAGAAAATAATTATTTAATTTTTAATAATACATCAGGTTCTTATACTTTAACTGTAGAGGCCACAAATCATTCAGGCAATGGAGTAGCGATAACTCAAGGTGCGTACTCTTATGTTTATTGTGATGGTGCATCTAACTACAATGTAAAAAATGCTTTATCCATCTTTGGTGGTATTACTGCTAAAGCAGATGTGGATGTCACGGGAAACGTCAATGCCTCTGTTGATGCGAACATCACAGGCAATGCAAATATTACAGGTAACGCTAGTATTACTGGTAAGGCAACAGTCACCGATGATATTATTGCTTCTGCTAATGTGAATGTTACTACAAACGTTAACGGTACAGTTGCAACTTTTTCTGGAAATGTGAATGCAGACTACATGGTTGCTACTACAGGTTTAGTTTATAACAGTCAAACAGTAGGAAATCTTGCTGTGAGAAATCTTATTACCACAGACAATACATCGACTCCTAATGATGCTCAAGGAGCTGATGGAGATTTCTACATCATTCATGATGCATAATGGCCGATTGGTATTATAAAGTCTCTGGAGCTTGGAAAACAGTCAACGAAGCTTTTTATAAATCATCTGGATCTTGGAAAGAAATTCAAGAAGGCTACATTAAAGTTGGTGGAGCATGGAAACAATTCTATACAGCCTTTGTCGCTACAGCTTTTGTAACAGAAACTTCTAGTACAACAGTAACCGTACCCGATGGTGCGAACGCTATTCACGTTCAAGCTGCTGTGGGTGGTGGATCTTCAGGTGTTGCAGGTGGTAACTACGACAAATCAGGAGGCGAATCTTCAGGTGCCGCAGGTGGTTCTGGGGGATATGTTTCCGATAAAGTTTTTTCTGTAAGTGAGGGTGAAACCTTAACTTTAACAGTGGGCGCAGGGGGAACAGGAGGTTTTAATGGGCCTTTCCCTAACTATTACGGTATTGATGGCGACGATACAGTTCTTTCTGGCAGTACCACAGGATCTATTTTTAGTTTAACAGGAAGTACAGCAGGTAGTTCTAGTGGAGGTACATCACCAAATGGTACAGTACGTACCAACTTTCCTTCTGTTGGAGGTACAGCAACTGTGAGCGCAACCCCTGTTACAACAGGAACTTTTCGAGAAGCTAATGGCGCAACCGTTACTTTCGCAACTGCCACAACTTTAAACTTAGGACCTGTGGGTACGTTTAACCAATCAGGTGACGGTGTTGCAGGTCAAAACTTAGGAAACTGTTCTGGTGATAACTGTCAAATTACAGGTGGTAATGGTGGAGCATCTTATGGTGGAGCTATTGCTGGTGGAGCAGGTGGACCTGCGGGAACAGCAGCTAGTCCGGGAACAAGAGGATCTGGTGGTGGAGGTGGTGGCGCACAACCTCAATCTGCTGGTGGTGAGGGAGGCACAGGAGAGATTAAATATCGATTCTTACGAATCACCTAGAAATGCTACTTCAGAATTATTATTACGTTTTTCCCCAAGCTTTATCTCATGAGTTCTGTGATAAGATTATTGAACAAGGTAAACAACAAGTTGTTCAAGAAGCGAAAGTAGCAGACCAGAATTTACAAAAATCAAGAAACTCTTCGGTGGCATGGATGCAAGACTTATGGTTATACGAAGCCATTGAGCCTTACATTCAAGAAGCGAATGTCAAAGCAGGGTGGAACTTTGATTGGATGGGATCAGAGATGTGTCAGTTTACCATGTATAAAGAACAACAATACTATGACTGGCATCAAGATTCTCATTTGCTCCCATATGATAAACCGGGGACCATGGAACACGGAACCATTCGAAAACTTTCCGTGACTGTCTCTTTAGAAGACGGTGATTTATATGAAGGTGGTAATTTAGAATTTGATTTACGTAATCGTGAAGACAGTAAATCTGTTGTTCTAACAGCTAAAGAAGCAAGAGCTAAAGGCTCTATTATTGTTTTTCCTTCATTCGTTTGGCATCGAGTTACTCCTGTTACGAAGGGAACTCGCTATTCATTAGTTATATGGAGTATTGGGAATCCATTTAAATAGAAAGGAAAACTATGCAGTGGGAAGTAAAAAAGTGGTTTGGTAACCCTATCTTTATTACTAAATTAGATAATTATCAAACAATCAACAGAGAAATATTAAGAGTTATTTATGATGAGGTAAAACCTTCGAAGACCTCTTTTGCAACAACAACCGATGTTAAGGCCAGTGAATCAAAAGAAGTCAATGATAATATTCACCATAACCCTAAATTTGAAAAGTTATTTAATGCAATTCAAGAACAAATACATATATTTTTAAATGCAAATCAATTTCGCATGGAAATTTTTGATACCTACATTACCAAAGCTTGGGCTACTCTTTCGACAAAAGGTCAGCATATTGCTAGTCATAAACATACAGCTAGTCACTATAGCTTAGTATATTATGTTGAAGCAGAAGAACAAGGTAATGTCATTTTCGAACCAGAAAGCGCATTAAAAGGGGGAATGTATATTCCTTCTCGAGATGATTATTACAAAGAGTGGAGCGATATTAATTTTGCTTCCGTTACCTATCCTTCGGAAACAGGAGGATTAATTATCTTTCCTAGTCATCTTCTTCATCGAACAGAAGAAAATACAAAAGATAGACCACGCATTAGTGTTTCTGCTGATGTTTTATTAACAATGAAAGAAGGGATTAAGTCAGAACATTGTCTACCTAGTCCTGAAACATGGAGAAAAATATGTTAGAAGGCGATCTGAAAGATCATAATATTAGACTATATTTAGGTATGCCCATGTATGGTGGTATGCTCAGTGAAACTACTTTACATGGAATAATTAACACACAACAATGGATGTTGACTCAAGGTGTTGAAATGAAACTACAAACGATGGGCAATGAGTCTTTAATCACCCGTGCTCGAAATACCATTGTATCAATGTTTTTAGACGATACTAATTTTGTAGGAACTCATTTATTATTTATAGATGCAGATATTGGTTTTAAGGCTGAAAACATAGAAAGATTGATCAGAGCAGATAAAGATATTGCTTGTGGTATTTACCCAAGAAAATGTATTCACTGGGATCAAGTGATTAAGGCAGTGAAGAAAAACCCTGAAATTACAGAAGAGGAGGTTTCTTACAAAGCTTTGGGATATAATTTGAATTTTGAAAACCCACAGGGCATACAATTAAAAAACGGTTTTTGTGAAGTATTAGAAGCCGCTACAGGCATGATGCTAATCAAACGAGATGTGTTCAAAAAGATGAAAAAAGAATACCCCGAACGTCGTTATAAAACAGATCAAATTATCAACGGTGGTCGTTACTCATCTAATAATTGCTATGATTTCTTCGGAGTGGGTAAGCTACCTTGGGACAAAGACGATCGATATCTCAGTGAAGACTATTATTTTTCTAGACTATGGTCCAAAATCGGTGGTAAGATATGGGCGGATGTCGCGTCGCCTTTACAACATCATGGAAACATGCATTTTAATGGTCACGTTGGATCCATGTTTAGTTTAGCAAATGACATTAACAAAAATAAAACTTCAACCGGGGATACAAAAACAGACCAGTAGTTTAGGTGCTTCTGGTGGTTTTGTAGATTCTGATAATGTTCGTTTTCGATACGGACTTCCTGAAAAAATAGGTGGTTGGGAACAAACACAAAGCAACACTTTAATAGGTGTGGCTCGTGATGCTCATCACTGGGTAGCCTTGGATGGTACACGTCTCGCTGCTCTCGGCACGGATAAAAAATTATACATATTTGCTAATGACATTCTTTATGACATTACTCCTGAGCGTCAATCTAATACTTCTGTAACAAGTGCTTTTACAACTACGAAT